ACTCTCACAGAAGAGTTCTCCGACTTGACGCTACTCAAGGGTGACAGGGTGCTTGCTGGCGCCTATCTTGGCTATGACCTAATCCTCAATGAGGCTATTGCCCGCGACAATATCGCCGATGAGGTTCTGCAGTATCAGTTGACGGTTGGACAGAATTCATTAAGTTCTTCAATTATTACTAACTTCTCAAATGCTTCTAGCGTTGTTGTAGGGTAAAATGGACATTGACTTTTTCAAAGCATTAGACGAGTGTGTAGATAAAGCTCCAGCAGAAATGCGTGGATATATTCAGATACACAATGTCTCTGGGTCAATTATCCCTGTTGTTGAAGGCTGGTATTTAAGAACATTTAAGGCAGCTTTTGTGCATCCAGATAATGCAAAAGTACAAAAGCTGATAAAGCTTCGAAGGGTGCGTGTAGTTCCTTTCGAGTTAGAAAAACCAATAAAAAGCAAAAAAACAAAACAAATTCCAGAAGAACCAAGCGAAGATGTCAAGAAGATAACCGAGCTTGATATGTTAGAAAATATGTTTTCAAATTCATTAAATAAAGAGGCTGGCGAGTAAACGTTCGCCAAAAGAGCGTATCGTTTTAGTACACTCTCATTAGTCTCATAACAAATAGTTCCTTGATGAAATGGGACGGAGGAAACAATGCCAGGCATAGTTGTAACAACTGCGGTCCGGACGGGCCCAACAAACCCACAGACGGCCGCCACCGCGACAATGTTCGTTGCTGGAATCACTTCACGTGGACCAGACGGAACGGCTCATCTCATAACGAGTCTTTCGGACTTTGAAGACATCTTTGGTGGCTACACCTCAGATGGATTTGTCCATCAGACAATTGAAACATTCTTTGAAGAAGGTGGCTCGCGCGCCTATGTTTCTCGTGCAGTAGAAGTAGCAGCAGTAGAAGCTGATTGCTCAATTCTTTCAACTGGCACCGAGTGCGTAAACCTCCTGGCTTCTGGAGTTGGCGCATGGGCCAATACGAATGCAAACTTTGGTTTGACAGCTTCGGTTGGATATGTTGTTGCTGCAACATCGTTTAAAGTCCAATTGCGACTCAATAACGCCCTTGTTTGGACAAGCTCAACACATACTTCAGTAGCAAACTTTATTGAAGAAGTGAACAACAACACAACAGCTGCGCTCTATGTAACAGCAACAGCTGGTGCTTCAAGCAACTTGCCTACTGCTGGTAGTTACTCATTTGCTGACGGAACAAACGGAAACAGCCCTAGCGCTGCAGAACTCGCAAACGCGCTTGATGCATTTACATCAAACTTGGGACCTGGTTCAGTTTGTGTGCCTGGACATTACGACGCATCGTTGCGCACAGAACTTATAACACATGCTGCTGAAAACAACAGAATTGCAATCATGTCATTTGCAAAAGATGATACATATGAAGATGCAATCTCTGATGTTGCAGGCTACTCAAGTGAAATAAATGCAGAATTTGGTGCATTCTTCTTCTCATGGGTCAAGAAGCCGAACGGCTCGCTGACGATGGTAATTCCACCTGAGGGATATGTTTGTGGCAAGCGCGCAAGAGTTCATAACCTGTTTGGTTCTTGGAACCCATACGCTGGTGAAAGAACAGAAGCAAACTTCGTAACAGGTGTTTATCAGACGCTGTCAAAGACTGCTGCTGATGCTCTTGATGCTGGTTTTGTGAACCCAATCAGAGTTATAAACGGAACAGTTCGTGTTTATGGAGCTCGTTCAGCTTCTGATGATACCGACAACTTCCGCTTCATCATGGCTCGTGAAGTTCTTAACCAAATTACTTACGAAGCAGAATCTGCTCTTGAAGCACTGCTGTTCTTGCCAATTGACGGTCGTAAATCAACATTTGCGAGAGTTCAGGCAACACTGGTTGCAATCATGGACAGAATCCGTATCGGTGGAGGTCTCTACGAGGCCTTTGATGCGAACGGCAAGCAAATTGACCAGGGCTACACGGTCCAAGTTAATGATGCCAACAATCCTTTGACCCAGCTTGCAACTGGTGTCATCAAGGCCAAGGTTGGCGCAAGAGTCTCCTCAATTGGTGACACAATTGAAGTAGAAATTACAAAATCGAACCTGACGGCATCGTTGGTTTAGGAAGTTACGGAGGAATAAATGGCTAGCAATAAATTGGCTCAAAGGCAAATAATTGCCGAAATCACGCCAATCACTGGTGACGTGACTGGTCCAAACCTTTCTGGATACTTTGCACAGGTGTCGGGTGGAGAAATCACGGCTGCTGTTGAAAAGATTTACATTGGCGGACAAGCATTCCCAGAGGTGCTTTGTGCACCATCGGAAGTCGGCGACGTAACCCTTACTAAGCACTACGACCAAGACTTGAGAACCACGATTCAGGGTTTGCGCACCATCGTTGGTCGTGCATACTATGAAATCAAGGTTTATGACACAGATTGCGACCTTGCAAATCAGCAGTCAGAGCGTGTTTATTCAAAGGCTCTTCTTGTTGGTCTTTCTGAGCCAGAAGGTGATGCATCTTCAGGCGCTCCAGCAACAATTGCTTTGACATTTGCTGTTTCTGGTGCTCCAACACAGTAATAATAACTGTTGACATCCACTACTAAGCTTTAGTCTTTGATAGTGTTTCGCGTATGAGCAACTCATTCTACGAAGAAACAACAGAAACCACACGCGACACACAATCTCTTGAAGAGAGCGACAATGTCCTTGACCAATTAAAGGTCGTCATTGGAAAAGCTGTAAAGCGTGCGGACATTTTTATTAACGTTCCAGAACGTCCAGGCGTCACATTGTTGATTAGCCCAAACATCACACAGAACCAAATCAAGTCATGGCAAAAGAATGCCGGCTCTGAAACAAAGAATGGTGTTGATGCAACGAAGTTTGCTTGCCAAGTAATTGGTCATTCAACTCGTGGAATCTTTTTGAATGGTGAAGAAGCGTTTGAAGGTGGAAAGCCACTCGGATTTGCTTCTCCTTCAATCCTTAAGATGACTGGTGCTGCAAGAGCATTGCCTGATGCAGTACAAAAGTTTTTTGGTCTTGACCCACACGTTGAAGCCGCTGCTTTGGCAATCATTGATGCTGCTGGATACGGTGACACTGTTGAGCAACAAGAAAACCCTACGAAGCAGCCCTAGACGAATTAAGTGAAGACACGCGGATTATTACCGCGGCTCGCCTAGGCGAAGTTTTCGGAACAGACCCAGTCCGACTGCTTGACTGCACCTTCGAGGAATGGGTTATAAGGCTCGCTTGTGCTAAAGTGGTTCAAGCAGACCGTGAGGCCTCTGAGCGGAAAGCTCAGGGCTATTAACGCGTCCACTAATACTTAGGGTTAGAGGCTATGGCTGACGAACGCGTAAATATAACTATTGACATTGATGTCAAAGATTTAAAACAAGTTCTCTTAACTAGTGGCGCCCTAAAAGGCCTTAATATCGCTGCAGGTAAAACAGAGCAAAGATTAAACAAACTTTCTGGTGCAATGGCCGGAAGCAATTTGCAGATGCTTAAGGGCAAAAATGGCACTATGCAATTTACTAGGCAACTTGGCCTACTTGAACGCGTTGGTGCAAAAGTTGTAAAAAGAGCTCGGTCAATCATGTTTGCAACAATTGCAATGGTTGCCGAATTTGGCGTGTCAGCATTAACCCTTGCCTCTGTGAACGGTCTTTTCGTAATAGGTCAAGCAGTGATGAAGGCTTATAACGTCGGTATGCAAGCTCTTGCTGGAACCGTGGCTGCTTTTGGCGTTGCAGCCATAGCCGCGGCGGCAGCTTTTAAAGAGTTCCAAGCTGCGCAGTATCAATACAGATACAAGGACTCTAAAGAAGTCGGTACAGCATTAGACCAGTCCGGATATGCGCTTCGTTCTTTATACAAAGACAGCACTTTGGCTTCTTTTGGCGTGCAAGGATTGTCAGCCGCTTTCGCTGGGGTGAATAAAAATTCCGCATTTACTCCTGCAACAAAAGCAGCACTTAAAGCATTAGCCGACTTTGCTCAAGCGAGTGGCAACCCGCAGGAAAGCCTTGCAGCAGCAGCAAACTTTGTTGGCTTGATGCAAAAGAATAAGAAGTTCACATCAGAAACACTTGCTGCAGCCAAGCAAATTAGCCCTGAGTTTGAAAAAGCTTTCAAGAAGGGCGGATATAAAGACGTTCAGAAATTCATGGATGACCTAACAAGCGGAAAACTTGCAACAAGTGCTGGTGTTGCTGGCCAAGCAGATGCAGTAAATAAAACACTATTTGCTCAGTTTAAGAGTTACCTGTCAGCTGGATTGGTGGAGCTTTCAGATGTTGGAACAAGAGTTCTTGAACCAGTAAAAGAAGCAATGTTCAACATATTCAACGGTTTGATGCGAACATTTAGACGTGTAAGTGGTGACTTGGTTGGTTTCGGAAAAGGACCATTCCTGCAGTCATTGGTTGATTTCACATACAGGATTGAAGAATTCACAGTAACACTTTTTAGAAAGTTCCTTCCAGCTACAGAAGGTTTTTGGAAACGTGTTAGTCGAGTTTTTGAAGGATTAAAAGTTTACTTCTATGAAGTCAGAGATGCTTTAGACAGATTGAGAGAAGGTGGCTCAATTGTTATAAAAACTTTTGGTAAACCACTCCTCGAAATATTCAAACAAATTGGCAAAAGCGCTGCCGCCATTGGTGAGCTGGCAAAAAAGAACCGTGCAAACTGGGAAAAATTCAGTGATGCAATCACACGTTTTGTTCAAGGTTTTTTTGATATGTCAAAAGGTTTCAGGACTGCATTTGATGCAGCGCTACCAATAATCTCCCTACTCATAAAGTTCGTCGGACAGTTGATGTCGTTGATTGGCTCCATGATGAAAATGGCCGGCAATCTTCCAGGTGTTCTTGGGACTGCTGGTGGCGCTCTTGCAACAATGGGCTTTGGTTATGCTGCATTTAAAGGCAGAAGAGCTGCACGTTTCCAGAACAACAAAAACGCTGCTATGGCTGCATCTGGGACTGTTCCAATGTCGCTGGAAGAAGCCACATATAGCGGTATGCGATTCCAGAACATGACAGGTCCTGGACAGCCAGGGTTATCTCCTCTTTCAGGAGCAATGGGTGTCAGTGGCGAGATGGGTGGAGGTGGAACTTCTGCTGTTGAACAACTTGAAGAACGGGCAAAACAAATTGACACCATAGCAAAGCTAAAAGGCAAAGCCGATTCAAAAGGCGGAAAAATCAGCAAGGCTCTTGATGCAGTTAAAGCTTCAACAGTAAACGTCTACGGAGATGTAGTCAATGTTTCAAGAACTCGTGGCGGCCGGAAAGGTGGTCCTGCTGGTCAGCCTGCAGCAAATCCAAGAGTGGGAATAAACCCTCAAAGAATGCGCGGAGCCATAGATGGTGGAGCGAACATGTACACCGTTGGTGTCCCATCAATGCCGGGTGGTTATGGTGGAATGGCCGTTCAGCAGATGGCCAATACCAAAGAGGGCGGAAGACGAAGAGCGCTCCAACAAAAAGCCATGGACAGGATGCGCAGTCTACGTGGGTTCGTCGGTGGTAGAAGTTCCTCGGGGGAGTTAACAAATTACTCTTCAGCCGGAACAAGAATGCATCAGATGTTTCCTACGGGGACATTCTCTAGACCATTCAATAATGCGAGAGAATCCGTAAAAAGAAATTTCAGCAAAGATGGGTTAAAAAATCTTTTTGCTACGGCATATTATGGCCCTCAGTCTGGTGGCTCTTTAGGTGGAGGAGCTAGTGGTGGTCTTAGTGGGGCTATGGGTTCTATGTCAGCTGGAAGAAGCGGCGGGCTGAGGGAAAGATTTGGTCGTTTTGCTCTTGGCCAAAGCTATGTGCCTGGTGAAAAAATGGGTTTCTCTAAGAGAACTGCGCAAATGCTTGGCATGGAGGAAGGCGGAAGAAGTGGTGGACGATTTGGCGAAGGATACAGGGCTGCCAGGGCCAACGCTTTAGAGTCTGGTCAAAAATTCTCTCGCGGCAAAGGAATGCGAGCTGGACTCAAAAACAGTTTGAGTGGCGGCGGAATGATTGCGTCGCTTGCTGCTAGCGCTGGAATAAGCGCTCTTCAAAACAAGGGCATTGTTTCTGAAGAAGCTGGTGGCGGAATGCAACTTGGCGCTTCTCTAGCTGCTATTAACCCAATGCTTGGTCTTGCAGTTGGCGCTGGCTTAACAGCGCTTTCTTCCAAAACAAAAATGGGTGGGATGGTTTCTGGCGCAGTCAGTGGTGCAGCTATCGGCGGAATGATTGCTGGACCAGCTGGAGCTTTCTTTGGAACTTTTATTGGCGCAGGACTAGGAGTTCTTGCCGCTAAAAGAAATCAAAAGAAGATGGCCAAAGAAGGTGTTAAGAACATTGGCAACCAATTTATGTCGCAGGTTGCATCCTCTGCACTTGCTGGTGTGAACACGGGCTCAACAACTGGCGCCCGAATGCAAGTTGAACGTTTTGGTGCTTTGTCAAAATCATTCAGCGCAACAACAAGCAAAGCCCAAAGAGAAGAAGTTCTCAAGCCATATGAAGATATTTTGGGCAAAAATCAGTTTGATTTAATGACTGGTGATAATGCAGGCGATGCAGCTACGCAGTTTAAGAAAACAGCAAATAATATGAAAGCTGCCTTAACCCCAGCTTTCAACCAATTTGATGACGTAATGCGTTCGTTGATGCTTTCAACTGGTAAAACTGGTGATGAAATCATGGCTCTCGCCATGGAGAAGAACGTCAACTTGTATGACTCAACACTAAAGCTTTCTGACATCACAGCGAAACTTGGTGAAGGCATGACAAAGACGGCTAAGCAATTCAGTGACTCATTGCGTGATGTCCAGATTGCTTCAATGGGCGTATTTGAACAATTCAAGAAGAGCAAAGACATGAAAGATGCCCTTCAAGCTGCAGGTGAAACTATTCGTGGTGGAGATGCCTCAACTGAAGCCGTTGCTGACTACCTACAGAAACAAGCCGACCTACTTAACTACAAGAACCCAGATAGCCCTCTCAGCAATATTGTGTTCCAGCTCCAAGACTTTGGAACTGGCCTGAATGCGGGCAAGGGACGCATATTCCAAGCTGGTGGACCTTTAGCTGGAACAACTCTTGATGCTGAGACCACACAGTTGATTGGCTCTATGGGAGACCAGCAGATGAAGGGAGTTGCACAAACGGCAGCTTCACAGCTCGGCTCAATGATGACTGGTGCTGGATTCCAGTTTGGTAATGCTGACCTTGGTCGAAAGAACCTTGAAATCCAAATTGAAACACTCATGCGCAAAGCTGCTGGTGGCGATGAAACAGCCATCGGACAGGTCAAGAAGCTTGAAGAAGACCTTTTGCGCGGAACAGCACTACAGGGCAAGACTGGCGACCAGATTGCTCAGTACCTCTCATCCACGCTTGGTGGTTCTTTGAAGCTTGGCACAGAGGGCCAGAAGGGCACCACAACATTCATGGGCCAAAGTGTAATTGGCGAAGTGTCTGGTAGTTACGAACAGTTCGGCAAGGCTCTCAATGAAGAAGCTACTGCTCTTAGACAGGGTTTCCTAGACGCTATTGAAAGCGGATTCTTTGCAGCAAAAGGAACTCCAGACTGGTGGAATACTACACCTTCATGGTGGCAAGCTGGATTAAAAGTAGATAAAGATGGAAATCTAGTACCAGCAGAGGACACGTCAACTCCACGTGCCGGCAGAGTTGGAGATACATCTGTATCAAAGACCCTCGGTAGAACAATGTCGCGTCACAACCATTTTGACAGCATGCTTACTGGAAAGCGTACAGTTACAAGTTCATGGAGAGATTACAACCTAGGCTCACCAAGCTCCGACCACGTAACAGGAAAGGCTTATGACCTAACCGGCCAGAACCTTGGCCAGTATGCAACAATGATTAACGCTGCTGGTGGTTTTGCTGAATTCCATGGTGCAGCTGGTTCAAGACATTTGCATGTTGTTCCGCCTGCTGGTCCAACTGGTGATACGAGCACCGCAAAAGTTGCTATGGCAGCAAATGGAAATGCTCCGCAAGTATCAGCTGGCGACAATATTACGGTGAACGTATATGAGACGAAGGACCCACGTGCAACCGCTCAGGAAGTTGCTAAACAGCTTTTGAGCATGCAACGCAACTGGAAGCAGAGGTCGTAAACATGGCATTATCAATTTCTGGAAGACCTGTTCCTGCAAACATCCCAAAGGCTGGAGCTGTAAAAATTAGCCGTCTTGAACGAACCGACTCTGCGGGCACCAGTGTTGTTGCTCTTGCTGAAACCATTGGTCGTTCTATGCAACAGATTTCGGCACCTTTTTGGGATTACTCATTTTCCGTCCCACCAGGACAGGTTAATCACGAAGGATATGGGGTAACTCTCAATGAGATTAACCGACCATATTTAACACCTTTGGTTGACGTAACTAGTGGTAAATCTTTGAGAGCTAGTTTTGAGTTTCCTGTTGTTGCAAGACAGTTGACGAACAGAGAGCTTCTTGATGGTTTTTCATCAAGTGTTGATGGCGAGATTTTGTTGCTCCAAGAATTTGCGAACTATGGTGTTCCTGTGCAGTTCACAAACATGCATCCAGCGCTCACTACTCCAGCTTGGTATATAGACACTATTTCATTTAATCATTCACGTATAGCCGTATCTGGAGAAACTGCTCAAGCTATTTGTACTATGTCGCTAATTGAGTTTGTTCCGAAAACAACTAGATTAATTTTGTTGCCAAGATTTTCTTATGGAAAATTTACTCCAATAGTAAAAAAGAAAAAAAACGACGATAAGGGCCCTGGCGTTGATGACGTTGAGCGTCTAACCCTTACGAACTCGGCCGCAAGGGCTGTAGCCGGAATCACAAAAAAATTCTAATCCTTTATGGCTACCAGATATTTTCCAGAATACCCAACAGCTTCAGAAGCTGGAGTATCCGAGCAAGACGTTATTCAATATGGGAATATCAATCTTTTAACTCGTCCTGTCGCAAAACTTAAAAATGGTTCAATAAAGACTATTTTTTCAATCGGTGTAGGTGAAACAATAAGCGACGGAACAGTTGTCCAAGTTCTTATTCCTTCAGTTAGTGATGACGGAATTGAGCTGACCGACGCTAGCGCCAAAAAACTGTATGGTCAAACTGGTAGACATTTAGGAAAATTCATATCAATAGCTGCATCAAATAAGTATGCAAAAGTGTTGAGCGCAAAAGAGCTCAATAGGTACAACCTCTCAATTAAAAATAATCCACTTTATGGAAGTGGTGATTCTTGGGTTCCAGTAAACCAAATACCAGATGCTGGAAAAAGAAATCTGGGAGGTATTGTGCAACTTGCCGACCTTCCGACATCTGAGGCGCAGGCGACGTTTGCAAATTCGCTTACTTCTGTGACAGTTAGTTACACGATGGACTTGAATCCAGAAATAACCATAGGTATCGTTGATACTGATTACAAAATGTTTGAGGCTGCTTATTTTGTTATTAGACGTGACGTTACATACAGGGGACGACAGTATGAAATAGCTGAAGTTTCTACTGGTCCCGGAGCTGGTGGAAGCCCAAATGTGACAATAAAGTGCAGAAACAAAGCCATTCAGAGAATGCGAAGGGATAAAACCCCCGGTTCTGTTGTTGGAGCTTCTGGCTTTGAGTATGCGCAAAACGCTGCCAGAAAGTTTGGGATGCAATTTCTTGGTCAGCAGACAAGCAAAACCAAGTCCACTTTTAAGGCTCGAACCGGAGACGGTGAAGAATCTGTTTGGGATGTTCTTACTAGAACAGCTGGAGACAATCAGTATGTTGTTTTTGAGGTTGACAACACTCTTGTTTATGCTTCTCAAGATTGGCTTTTGTGGAAATATGGAATGTGGGAAAGCACGAGTACAACAACGGCTGGAGTGGCAACTGTAAAAAAATTTATACCCTTCCTGTATATGCCTGGGTTAACGCCTCAGGAGCTAGCAGGCGAATTTCTTGCCGTTAATGCAACAGATACCATGTTTGAACTTGAAACTTGGCCAGATTTTTCTGCATCAGATAACGAGCCTTTAGCGGCTCAAGGTTCGTGCAATGTGCTGATGCCAAATGGCGGGATGCTCCGCCCTGGATATACTGTTTTAGTTGGTCCTTATCCTTCATATTTTTTCGGTGGATATTTGATTACAGAAGTTTCATTTAACGAGGCGTCTCCAGAATCAGCTCAAGTTTCATTTAGGACACCAGCAGAACCGTTGAATCAAAAGAATAAGCCTATTAAACCTCGAAGTGGAACTCGGCCTGGTTTGTCTCTTGGACCAGGAACTGTTCGAACTGGAACCACTTCAGCTACATAAGGAGATTTATGCTTTACGACGCAACAGAACGATTTGGCAATTCAACTAAGGCATCATCAAGAAAACCACGTACTGGAGGGCTTTATAGAGGCAAGGTTGAAAGAGTTGCTGGTGGCGTATTTGTTTCTGTTCCAAAAGTTGCTCCAGGGCAGCCGTTCGGTCCATGCATGGTTTTTGGTCCATATCCAATAGTTGGAGATAATGTTCTATGTGCATTTCTTGACAACAGATTTGAAGAACTTGTAGTACTTGGCAGAGAAACAACAAGTAAAGTTCTAAAAGATGTTGATACTCCAACCGCTACTACTGACGCAAGTAATAAACTATATGTAGATACTGAAATATCAGACCTTCGTGCATATATTGACCAGCAGATATCAAACCTTTAGGCGCTATGGACACAATCAAATTCCCAATAACATTTGACAAAGGAAGAATGTCTATAATTGAGGAACAAACACGTCCATACTATTCCCAGGTAATAGCGTTAGCTTGCAGGATAGAAAAAACAGAATTGCCGCTTGAAATAACATATGGCGTTAAAGATGCAAGCTTCACTAATTTCCGTAAAGCTGAATTAACCTACTCAATGGCTAAATTTTGGCCAGAAATAAGAATATCAACATTGGAACAACTACCACCAGACAAAGATGGAATTTCTCGTTTGGTAATTGATTTCACTTTCGAAGGCCAATAACATGCCATCCCCAGACTTTTCTAATTACATAGACCTAACAATAAATGACCTCCAGCCTGGAGATATTTACGACGCTGCAGTTGAGTACGCACGAACAGCATTGCCAGAGTTTGCTCCACGCGCTGGAACAGTTGAAGATGCAGTAATCCAAGCAACAGCATATATTGCTGGGACAACAGTTGGCTCAATAAATAGATTGCCAGATGGACTGATGGAAGGTGTTCTTAAGTTCATGGACATTCTTCGCAATGAAGCAACTTTCGGTTCAGCCTCGATTGAATTTACACTTGGCTCTGCTGGAGACATTGTCCCAGCTGGAACTATTGCAGTTTTTGAAACAACAGATGGTGATGTTCGAATTCAGTATCCTTTTGAACTTACGTCTGAGTTGATTGCAGAAGTTGGGGAAACAACCGTAGTTGGGATAGCCACATCTCAAGTAGCTGGAATCCTTCCGTCCATACCATCTGGAACAACACTGATTCTTTCGCAGCCAAGCGCTGTGGTTCTTTCAGCAACAACAACAGGCGCAATAACCCAAGGTGGTAGACCTGAAACTCAAACCGAATACTTTAATAGGGCAACAAGCAAACTTGAGTCACTTTCTTCAGTTCTAACAACAGCCAAGCAGGTTGAAAATTATATCCTGACAACATATTCTGAAGTTCATAGATGCAAAGTTTATGACTTAACAGAGGCGATTGTTTACGAAGCTGCTTCTGGTTCTCAGAATGCTAGTCGTTCTGGAACATCAGTAACCGTAATGACCGACAACGATTTTGTCGCAGATATGAATGGCCTTACTGTAGGAACAGAAACACTGCTTCGGATTGTTAGTCCATCGCTTAGTGGAAGCACTGTTTTTGAAACACTTCTTCCATCTGGTCATTATAATGGTGCTTCTTCTGGTAGCTCAAGCGTTGCCTATACCGATGTTATAAGTGCTTCTGGTTCATACGGCCCAATTGATGTTATTGCAATGGAAAGCATTGAGTTAACAAATATTGGTGGTAATCCAGGGTTCTTCGTTATATTCCTGTGCGACCGAGATGGTCTCCCAGTATCTGATTCATATAAAACAACAATCTACAACGACGTCAATGACAGAATAGTTGCTGGTTTGAGCTTCAAGATACTTGATGCGTTTCCTGTAGATTTGACTTTTACAGTGACCATATCTGTTGATGAAGAGTTTGGAGCCAGCTCTGTGGCAACGGACGTAAGCACCGAACTTGAAAGTTACATGTCTCTTGCTGGCTGGCCAAACTGGGAATCAACTTTAAGAATTTTTGACATAGTAGTTAGGGCAAATCGTGTTCCTGGTGTTTCCTATGTTTACAGTGTCGTTGGAGATATAAGCGAGTACGCAGATGGCGCTATGTATGGAAACCAGAATCTTGTCAGCATATTGACTGATGGCGGAAATACTATTGGATACAGCTTTCTTTACGCAGGTGTAATGCCAAGAGCTTCAGTAGAGGTGGTGGTCATCTAATGGCCATTTCAAACCGGCTTATTGGTCCTCAAGCTTATTTGACATCTTTTGGAACCCAGACAACATGGACATCAACAAATGCAACGATAACAATTGATGCTATATCTGAGCTTTATCCAGATTCGGAATATAAGCAAATAGAATTAACGTTGTCCCCTGGCGCATCTTCGTGTTTTTTAGATTTGGCAGTTTTGCATCTTGAGGATAGCGATTTAAACGCTCCTTTGATATTCCTGTCAGCTATCAAAATGCCATCTGGTGGAACTTTTATCAGCAGACTGAAAAATGTTGAGGAAGAACAAAACGAAGTGATAGAGACAAGTCTTCTTGTCAATCTTTCTGATTCTGTAGTTAATGCTCCTGGCGTTTTGTCTCCACAGTGGAGCATCCTGCGTTCTGACCCAATAACGCTTACGGTTGACTCTGGAACACCTGCTTTGGATATCAGTTTAGAAATTATTCCAAACGAACCTTCAGAAAGCATATATTTTACTCTTCCACTTTGTTATCAGCAATTTGATGCTGTATTTAAAAACAATGTTCTCCCTTCTGTGATGATTAACATTCCAGAGGTTTTTCGAGCTGAAGACATTGCATATTCTGGAAAACCAGACATACCACTGCACAGATTTATTGATATATGCACACTCACTCTTGATTCGGTGTATTCAAACGCGGTGGATTATCTATTCCAGGACTTTAGTGAAGGTTTTAAAGAATCCGACAATACAACTAAAAGCACGCTTGTTAATCAAGATGTTGCGACATTTGAAACACTTGTTTGGCTCGCAAAATTTTCGGGGACTAGACCAATCACGAGATTTGAATCTTCTCTTGATTCACTTGGAGAACCATTCCAGCTTGATTCAAGTGAACTCAATTCAACTGCCGCTTTGCGCTTGACTAGCTACCTTGAATTGAACCCGCCAGTATTGAACCTTACCGCTCAAGAAAACCTCCTCAGATGGCAACTTGATTATGGTTATTACGGCAAAAATGCAGGGACTTTGCCAGCTGTTCAAGAAGCGGCAAAACTAATGCTTACTGGAAACAAGGAACTAGTAACAGAATACGACTTTAGAACAGAACCATGGGTGATTCATTTGTACAGCCCTTGGGACCAAACATTTGGCTCTGTCGGTGAAGAAGTGATTGGTTTGTCTTCTATTCTTGTTTTGGATGCTGTTTCGTTTGCAAAGCCACTAGGTGTCTTGGTCACTCACGAAATGACTGCATCAAATGGATGACAATCCGATTTCCAGTAATGAGTTAAGGGTTCAATTTGAGAATATGCTTCGTGACATACTTCCGTCCAAGTTGGTTTCAAATTTTATTATTGTGGCTGAGGTGGCAAATAGTAAATCAAGCGAGTTATCGGTGTCTGTGTCAGACGGTATGACACCGTGGCTTGCGGATGGAATGCTGAAGTACGCATCAGACATGATTGCTTCAGGCGAACTTAATGACGAATAGTTGACATACTTCAATTAGCGGTTATCGCATTAGGTATAATCTTATAGGGTCTGCTTACAAAGTAAAGAGTTATCATGACAATTCAAACATTTACAGCAGGGCAAACGCTTACAGCTGCCCAGATGAACACGCTTCAGGCAAGCGACTTCAACTTCACGCGCAACGTTCAACCCGGAACCTCGTACACAATAGTTTTTTCCGACAGAGGAAAACTTGTTGAGTTTGAAAACACTGGCTCAATCACCTTAACGATACCCACAAACGCGGCAGCGCCAATCGAAATTGGTGACAGAGTTGATATTCTGCTTGCTTCTACTGGAACCTTGAGCATCGTTGGTGACTCTGGAGTAACACTCAACGCAGAGGGTGGATTAACAACACTTGCAAGCCAGTGGACTAGAGCAACACTGATAAAGCGTGGGACTGACTTGTGGGTTCTAACTGGTGGAAGCACTGAGATTCAAACAGCCGAGATACAGAACGGTGCGGTCACAGAATCCAAACTAGCCACAGGCGCTGTTACAAGTGACAAAATACTTGATGGCACAATAGTTAACGCAGACATAAATGCTTCTGCTGGCATAGTAGATACGAAATTGGCGACTATCGCTACAGCTGGAAAAGTATCAAACTCGGCAACTACTGCAACAAATGCCAACACCGCTTCAGCAATTGTTGCGAGAGATGCTTCTGGAAACTTCATCGCTGGAAAAGCAACGCTTGCAACCGCAGATGTAACCACAGTAATTGAAATAGCAAATATTGTCTCGGCTTCAGCCACTGGAACAGTCAACATTGATTTCAGCACAAACCCAACTGTTTACTACACAGGAAATGCATCAGCCGACTGGACGTTAAACGTAAGAGGAACATCAAGCGTCTCTCTTAATGACACTATCTCAACTGGACAAATTGCTACAGTGACTTTTCTTGCAACGATAGGTACGACGCAGAGAAGACCGACTGTATTCCAGGTAGATGGTTCGGCTGTAACTCCGAAGTGGATGGGCGGAACCGCACCGACAACAGGAAATGCAAACTCAATTGATGCCTACACGTTGTCTGTAATAAAAACAGGAAATGCTGCATTTACTGTTCTTGCGAGTCAAACGAAATTTGCGTAATGAACTATGCCATTCTTAAACCGTATTGGAAGCGGCTCAACTAGTAAGTTTGGTTTTCGCATGGGATTCGTTCCAGGCGCACCAACTTCTGTTACAGCAAGTCTTCCGAGCACATACGGTAATACGACTGCATCGGTTGCTTGGACTGCTCCAGTTACGCTTGGTAGTCCTGCTTTTAGCGACTATACGATTCAGTACTCAAGCGACAGCGGAGGCACTTGGACAACCTTTACGGACACGGTTTCCACTGCTACATCGGTCACTGTTACTGGTCTAGTTAATGGAACTGCATACGTGTTTAGAGTTGCCGCAGTTAACAATATTGGAACTGGTCCATATTCAACTGCATCAAATTCGGTAACACCACTGTTCGGCAAAGTCCCAACACCTGTCGTTTCGGACATTACAGAGACAACAAGTACTATTCCTTGGTGCTTTGACAACTATGCGTCAATTGACCAAGATAATGGTTATGTATATAACTACTACGACTTCAATGTTTCTGCTCCAAACGACCAAAGTGGAAGCTGCCACGGATGGACCGGCCTTGGAGAGAACGTATACAGAGAAACATACCTATACGTGTCAAAGACTGGCTGGGCAAACTCAGATGCAATATTCTTGTCAGAGTCAACGAATGTTTCCACTCCAGCGCCTACTCCGCCACCAACTACTCCAGTGCCTACTCCGCCACCAACTACCGCCCCCCCTTGCGCTGGCTGCCCAGCAAAAGACACCGTCTATTATGGGCAAAATTGTAATGGAACATTCCTCCAGCAGGTATACAGTGACGGATGCTGTGGCCAATACGTCGCATCCGCGGCGGAGGTTCCTGGTTACTGCGGGGTTCCAGCAGCTACCCCGCCACCAACTACCGCGGCTCCAGTTAACTGTTCCACTGGCTTCACATGCACCGTTGGAGCGGTTTGTAGCCCGCTTCCACCAGGGGCAAGCGCTAACTGTCGTGTATATACTTGTACAAAAGCTGGATGTGCCTCGTATTCGTACTGCGCAGGCCCATCCTGCCCATAAGATGCAGCAACTCAAAAATCAGGAGAAACCATGGCCGAAGTAGCTGAATACGACGCAACCGAGTTTGATAATTTTGCATTTGTCGTTGATGGGGAGGTGGCGGTAACACACTCATTTCATCGAGCATCAATGCCAGCACACTGTGCAGCTCTTTCATCACAACCACAAGTGGTCCTGATTCCACAGGAGCTCGTTGGACAGGTTGACGGTGACTGGGTGTACGTAGACGGCGAATTTAGGAGAGCTGTTTAACGTGAGCGCATGGAAAGAGTATAAAGCAAAATTAGGTGAGGCTCGTCCGTGGGACGTTTTGAATCCAAACGTTGTCCAATCATCAGACGTAGAAGCAACTCGGCGGTTTGCGATTTGCGAAGAGTGCCCTAGGTTGATTAAATCAACAAAACAGTGCAAGGAATGTGGTTGTTTTATGAAGCTAAAAGTAAAAGTGCAATCAGCCGCATGCCCTATAGGCAAGTGGTAAAAAAACTCACGTAATTCTTTGGAAATCATGCAACCAGTCATTTGTAATGGGGTTGCGATTTACAGAGGAGCAATTAAGCATCCACAGTCAATAATTGATGTAGTTGAGTCGGTTTTAGGAAATGAATTAAACACCAAATTTTCTTGGAAAAAAGCTTCTGTGGTAAATCCTAATGGCACTTCATCTATCAGTACGATTAGAACAAACAGTGATTTTGCTCTCTCGACACTGGGAAACGACATTTTCTGTTCTGCAACAAGATATGTTAATAACTTTTTTCACGAATCGTTTACGAAATGCCTGATTGATTTTTTATTTAGGTTCAATATTGAAGTTGATATTGACAAATCAAAGTATTACTCAATTTTAAAATATGGAATCAGCGAACACTATATACACCATTTAGACGATGGTGAAAAAACACCACGCAAAGTTTCAGCAGTTGGATACCTTAATGACGATTTTGTTGGTGGGAATTTAGACTTTGATAAAATAAAATTCAACTATCCGCCATCAGCTGGCGATATCGTCATTTTCCCATCTGTTGCACCATACTCGCACTCATCAATGCCGGTCATAGAAGGAACCAAGTATTCGGTTGTTAACTGGTGGTCTTAATCAATTTTCATCTGAAGTCACACAAAAAGAACACACCATGTCAGTATTAGACAATTTAAAAACATTCAAGATAACAGATGCCCAGATAGACCCATTTGGTTTTTGTAATGCAAAATGTTGGTTTTGCCCTGTTAGATATCAGAAGAACCCACCGCAGACAGCAAAACACATGCCAGTGGACCTAATGGATAAAATTTTATCCGAGTTGCATAAAGAAAAACATAAATCAAATGGAGTTGTTGACAATAATTTTTGGCATTTCTATACTGCTCACTACAATGAAATACTGCTTTACAAACACCTAGAAGAGATGCTTCTTTTGGCTAGGTGTTACGGCTTCAAGACAATGGTGCTATCAAACGGGGTAAATCTAAATGAGGAAAAAGTTGAAATCTTACAAAAGTACAAAGACGTAGTCACGGGTATAAATTTGAATATCCCAGCTTTTGAGGATGGACTTTGGCAA